ATCAAGGTGTTGAGTACAGCCATTTAGGTATGGTTGTTAATGTTAAAGGGAGCGAACCCTCTGAAATGGCATTGTCCATGCTGCCGGCGGATGGCTTTCCGTCTGACAAGGTCGTCTATAGAGACCCCGTGCTTGCTTTGGTCCAAGTGTCACTTCCAAGGGTTTCTATGGTTCGTAAAGGATTTTTATATTGTAATCCGATTTTGGAAAAATACACTTATGACAAATTGCCCATAAATCGGCTTCTGAAAACAGAGTTCAAGGAGGATTACTTGATTGTGGATTGGGAATACTTGAATGAATTCCTTAGTACACCATCGGTGTCAGGTCCAGGTTTGCATCCAGATGAGAGTACAAAGCGTACTAATCAATTAGCTCGAAGGCTCAACTTAATTGCTGAGCATCGTGAGCTATGGGAGTATACCGGACGTAACGTCGTTAGTGATACACAAATGCTATATCAGGCGAAACAAACCTTGCTGCAGACTTCATATCTGCAGGATTTAAACCAAGTATAACCAACAAAATTGTCTCACTGCTCGGTTACAGAGCAAGTGAGAAGGGACTTTGTGTCCCAATGCCCTGTAAAACTATTCCTTTTATTGGATTGCGCAATTGGAATGTTTTAGATAGACCTGTTTCCCGTTCTTTAGCAATATTTATTGACGGCATGGCTTTGCCTCGACCTGATCTTTTTGATTCTCATTCACAGGTTTATGGTATGTGCAAGAGGGTTCTTCGTTTACCGCCGAAATCGGATAGGCATGTTATGCGCCGATTTAGGATTTTTGTTCGCTCATGGGTTCGTAGAAAATTGAATCCATTGAGCGCGGTCCATGATGTTTCATTTGAACCGTGGATTGCGGATCGTCCGTATCCAGAAACTAGGAAAATTGAACTTAGAGCTGCTTTTGTGTTGCTTAAGCATAAGATTGAGAAGTGGGAGGAGAAAGTCAAAAGTCATATCAAAGATGAGTCTTATGTTGAATATAAGATAAATCGTTGGATCAATTCTCGCCAAGATGCTTTTAAGGTGAGATGCGGCCCGATATTTAGTGCTATTGAGAAGGAGACTTTTAAATTACCATATTTTATTAAATATGTGCCTGTTGATCAACGACCGGCCTACATTAAAGAACGACTTTTGAAAGAAGGTATGTTTTACCACTCGACAGATTACACAAGTTTTGAGAGTTTGTTTACACCAACACTCATGAGGAATTGTGAGATGTTTTTGTATCAACACATGTCCCAAAATCTGCCAGAAGGTAAGGAATGGTTTTCCCTTGTTAAACAAGTGTTGTGTGA